GAGTCTTGTGTTTGCTTTTTAACAGGTGCTCTTGATTTCTTATCTTTGGATTCAGACATTTGTATAACACAAGATATTATAATTCTAGAATATTACGCAAGACAAGAACTATAAGAAATTATTTCAACAAAAATATTATTTCAAAAATATTTGGTGTGTGTGGCATACCCCCATAAATAAATTATTCAAAAAAATATTATTTCAACAAAAATATTATTTCAACAAAATATTACAAAAATTATAAAAATCGTTTGAATGGAGAAGACTGAATCTTGCTTGCTCTGTTGGATAGAACCCGAAAATGTCCAGATTGTGCTCCAAGTGAACCACCGCGGTATCTACCCATTCCCTGTAAGGCATCGTAATATTCAAGACCATCATCATCTGGATTACCTGGAGGAGGACCGGGAATATCATCTTCAAGATACGGTTCCGGTTGTAAATCACCAGGAAGTGTTCCGATAGGTGTTTGTGTAGATGAATTTTTTACATTAATGAAATCAAACAAGTCTCTACGTAACTTATCAATAGATTGGATAACCTTTGTATAGGTAGTTCCATTTACTAGTCTCATAACATCATCATATGCTTGTGGACCTAACTCGTCAGGATTAAAATCAATACCAACCAACTGTTCCAAACTGTCTGAAATGCTAGATTGTAAATTAGAAATTGCTACAAGGTCTTCAGCGCTTATTTGAGAAGACTTTTTCAATGCTCTAAGATTTTGCTGCGATAATCCAGCAAACTTGACAATTTCCCGTAATGTTCCCTCAACTTGTGCGTAATACATATCAATGCCTAAATTTAGATTGACCCAATCAAGACGTGTATCAATAGCATCAAGATTGTTAATGAGTTCAATAACTTTACTAGATGTAATCATACCCATTTTAACATCCATCGTAGTTGGTTTGGTTGTTCGTAGTGTTGACCCTTGTAATTCGTGGAGATTGACAGTCTTAGATGCCCGTAGGAATGAATTCGGGTCATTATATAGAATCTGTGTTCTTTGTTTACTATCCATTATATTATACTGTAAGATTTTAATAATCAATGCCGTTCTCCTTGATGTAACGAGATGCCTCTGGCAATGAGCATGAATGTTCTTTCATTATCTTACGGACCAACGTAGCACGTGCCTGACGTCTTCCACCTCCACTAATTGTTCCTCCACTAATTGTTCCTCCACTAATTGTTCCTCCACTAATTGTTCCACCACACATTCCACCTTTAGAGGACTTACGTTTTCTTCCAGCAGCCGCAAGAAGAAGAGGAGCAGCAGTTTCTGCTGCGGGCAACACATCATTGATAGCAAACTTCTCCAACTGTTGAGTAAGGAATTTACGACCTTGCTTTGTAGCAAAATCCTTGACGACTGGCATCACTACATTTTGACCGACTTCTTTGGCAATAGGAGCAACAACCTTTCCAACCTTCTTTAATCCTCTAGAAATAGACTTTCCAATTGATTTCATAGACCCACCAACAACCCGTTGACCTGCTACAGGTTGTTTATATAGGTCATCACCAGTTGCTAACGAATCTGGTTGAAAGTCCATAGAAGGTAATGGATGGAGTCTATTTCTCACACCACCCTTCAACATGATGGGACTTCCACTAGGGTCAAACCGATTAACTGCCTCGTTATGCTTCAAAATTTCTAAAATTTTTGGATTAAACATTATACATTAACAACACAAAAAAATTATTTGTCGTGTTAAAATATTTATCTACTCATCTGAATCAAAAAATAATAGAATCGTCTCAACTCCTGTAGGACACCCACGTTGGATACAATCTTGTATAGTCTTTCTTAATACGGGTAATCTATCATACAAGTCTGGATTCATAGATACACCACCACGTATATATTTGGATGGATTTATTCTAACAATATACATGGACAGACCACTTACTGTATGGATACAATTGATTCGTTCCATCTCTTTTTCCGGGTTATATTTACATGTATTCTTATGTTGATGTTCATCCAATTCTACAATAATAAGGTAATCCGTTAAATCAAAATAAAAATCGGGACGATACTTATACTTATCTAAAATCTTCTTGTCCCAATGTAAAAATAAGTCTGGAAAATAATCGGTAAGATAACACGCAATTGTGTATTCCGTTCTGCTAATGTTATCTTCTTCTGTAAGTATCCTAGACAATAATATCTCACATCGGTAACAATATTCGGAATGTCGTGAGGTTGACCGTGACTGGCATTGATATGTTTGACATGTTCCAAATTTACTACTTACCATCGTAGGGTCTCTGTGGAAATAACAACGAGTTCTATCTCTATCTAGAGTAGTTACTCCATACGTTGCTTGAGTATCACACATCTCACAACGACGATGTCGGCAATCTATCATAGATGGTAATTTATGGGCACGACAATACTGTGATTGACCAAAGACTTCACCGAATGATGCTTGTTTGTTACAATTTTCATATATACATTTAACCATATGGTCCTCTATGGGGTTAATGTCTATATTAATTTTGGGCATATTGTATATTCATATATATATTTAACCTTGGTGGGGTTACTCGTCAGAGTATTTACATATACTTGGACAACTTTCCTTTACCACGTGCTCCACCAATCACACCAGCACCCGACATTACTGGAGCAGCAGTCTTGGACCCTTGACGGAACTGTTTCAAGACACGACCCATACCTCTGTTGCTCATGCGTCCACCGACAAGTCTCTCGTAGGATTCAGAATCAACCACTGGTCTTCCTGCCTTGGCATCAAGCACCGATTGCTTGGAAAGAATTCCTTGATAAGTCTGGGACACGCCCGCTTCACAGACGAAGAGTCCTGAGTTTGCCGTAATAACCACGACTTCGGGTTGGACCGAATAAGGAAACTGATTGGTGACGTTTATGGTTAACATGAAGTTAAATTGACCGAGAGACGATGCCGAGAGGAAATCATCAAGACCGAAATCAAGAGAAGGATTCAATACAAGCAAAGAACCAATAGTAGGAATCACTTGACCAGCACCGGCAATGGTGTTACCGTTGGTCTGTCCAGAGAACTCTTGCCATGTTTGGCAAGACCCATTTTTGCTTGATAGATTAAACAACTGTTGAGGATTAGCACTAGCAAGGACACCACTCTTGTTATTAAAGTTGATGGAGATGGAATTAATAGTCAAGAAAGATGAAGAATATTGCCATGATTGCGTAGACATTTGCTGACGGACACAGATGATAAATAGGTCTGGGACTGAGTTCAGTTGAATATTCTGAGAAGTCAAAGAGGTGGATGCTAGAGTAGTGATGGTGGCAAGATTTGATGCGGGTGTGATATATCTGGGGTAATCCATGTAAGGCACCACACATTTAGAACTCATTCTAGATGCTTGAGAAGGATTGATGGAGAGGAATTCCAAGAGCATATAAGTGTTCTCAAAACCATTAGCAGAAGTGGACAAGATACCCGGAACACCGGCACCTGCTGAAGTCCCCAACGAAATGCTATTAATATAAGGAACCAGAGCAGTTCCCACAAGGTCACTGTTGGCAGTTGACCACAATCGTTTAGCAGTTCCATCAATATTACATGTGAGGGTGATGGTGTTCACTCCAATAAGACCACTGGCATTATCAGCACCCATATCTACAAATGGAGATAGAGCAAGAAATGGTTCAGCAACAGTAGCAAAAATAAAAACCTTCCAAGATTCAGTAGCAGCTCCAGTAGATACGAGAGAAGCATCTTGATATACTCCACCAATATAACGAGCAGGAATACACGCACGAAGGGCAAACGAACCACGTGGTTGGAAATCAGTATCATAACACATATCAAAAGCAGAACCCATAGGATTGTTGTTAGTTCCTACACAAGTGGAGTAGAGTCCGAATGAGTTATCTGGTAATGCTGGAGTAGTAGTGTTGTGACGAGTGAGAACACGCTTATCATACATTTGACACACTTGAGGGAGAATGTCCTGGATGTTTGAAGTAATGCTTGTGTTGTTAACCATCACGCTGTAGTTGGTCATTAATGCCTGGAGAGGGAAAGCATTAAATGAATCGGTAGACCCATAATCAAATGCAAGTTGCCCAGCAGGCACAAGGTTAACGGCACCGTTGTTAATAGTAATGGTAAAATTAATATCAGACTGAAGAAGAGGATGACGAGACACGACGATATTCTCTGAGGGGACTTGGATATTCCAGATAAGAGATGAGTTGGACGCAGATGTTGAAAGAAACTTCTGGAGAGTCTTCTCCGCGGCTCCTGAATAAACCCCAAAAGTTTCTGAACTAGTTAAATC